ACCCTGAGTCTATTGTCACTGCTGGTAATACTTGGCTCAGTGATAATTTCGATAGTGCGTTACTTTATGGTACACTGCTGGAAGCAGCTACATACATGAAAGAAGAACAAGATGTTATAATTATGTATCAAAAAAGATATGACGATGCAATGATACTAATTAAAGCATTAGGTGAAGGTAAAAATAGGAGCGATGCTTATCGAAGCGGACAAGTTCGCTATAAAGTAGAATAGAAAGGAACACAATGGATACACAAGCTTTAAACTTAGGTAATATAGATTTTGAGGTACATACAACATCAGGTAGAGGACATACTCCTGAGGAATTAGCCGACATGGCATTAGATAAAATTATGTACGTCAGTAAAGATGCAAACCCCCTTATTAGGGATCAAGCACAAGCTTTTAAGGGCTACATTAGACAAATACTAGTGAAGTACTTAAAACAAGCGGTGACATCAGACCGCACAACTTTAGCGAATAAACTGCGTCAAGCAGGGCATTCAGATTTAATTAAAATTTTGGAGATTTAAAATGGCAATTTCTCAAGCAATGTGTACGTCGTTTAAAGTTGAATTGCTTAGCGGCGGTCACAACTTTAACACAACTAACGTAGCTCGTTCTGCTAACACAGCAGATACATTTAAGATTGCGTTGTTCACATCATCAGCAACATTAGATGCAACAACAACAGCATACTCAGTAACAAACGAAGTATCAGGTACAGGCTATTCAGCAGGTGGTAATACACTTTCAATCAGCCAAGTTCCTCAAGCTTCTAGTACTACAGCAATTTTGGACTTTGATAATACAACATGGTCTGCTGCTACTATTACTGCAAACGGTGCTTTAATTTATAACAGCACTAACTCAGATACTGCAGTTGCTGTATTAGCATTTGGTGGAGATAAGACTTCAACAGCTGGTGACTTTACAGTCGTATTCCCTGCGTTTGATGCTTCTAATGCTATTATTCGTATAGCTTAATAGGAGCTACTAGTGGCTTCATCTACATTATATTCAGGTTATGGTGAGGCCCCTTGGTCCGTTGGTAGCTTTGGCGTTGAATTATTAATCGTCAATGTAGATGGAGTACAAGCCACTGGAAGCGTAGGTGACGAGACAGTTTCAGCAAAAGCTGTTGTTACACTAACCGGTGTTTCAGGTACTACTCAACTTGGATCAGCTATTGTAGAAGAATCTGTTGCATTTAGTGTAACAGGTGTAAGTAGCACAGGTGACGTCGGTAATTTAACTACAATAGCAAAAGCTACTGTTAGTCCGTCTGGTAATATTTCTACAGGTAGTGTAGGCGATGAATCGCTTATTACTAATAATGTAATAGATATTACAGGTTTAGTTGGTACTTCTCAATTAGGTGAAGAACAAGCTAGCGGAGGTGTAAATGCTCTTGTTACAGGGATTAATGCTACAGGTCAAACAGGTAATTTAGATATAAATCTAGGTTATTTTGGTTGGGGTGCAGGTCCTTGGAGTGAAGGTGGTTGGGGTGCTGATACAACTATTATTCAGCCTGCGGGTGTTGAAGGGACCACACAAACAGGTACTGTAGACTTTAATTTAGATGCAGCAATTACTGTTACAGGTAATGCTGGTACAACGGCTCTTGGTGAAGAAACATTAAGCCTAGGACATACTGAGTTTGTTACAGGAGTAAGTTCTACTGGTGAAACTGGCACTGTTATAGTCTATGAAAACGAAGTTGTTAATGCAACGGGTGTTTCAGGTACTATGCAGTTGGGCGAAGAGACTGTAGAAGCAAAAGCAGATGTCAATGTAACGGGGAATGCAGGAACAGGACAGACTGGTACTCTAGAAATAAGAACCGGACATACTGAGTTTGTAACAACTGTTTCAGGCACTGGACAAGTTGGCGATGTAGCTATTAATGCAAAAGCTAATGTAGATGTTACTGGAGTAAGCGCTACTGGAACTGATGGCAATGTAGTTATAGAAGTTGGTTACGCACTGACAGGTGTAGAAGCTACTGGTAACGTAGGTACAGTAGAGGTCTATGAAAACGAAGTAGTTAATGCAACAGGAGTACAAGGCACCACAGCTTTAGGTGAAGAGACTGTAAATGCTGACGCTAATACAGACGTAGTAGGAAATAGTGGTAATACTGCTTTAGGCGATGTTACATTAAGCACAGCTCAAATATTAAGTATTACAGGAGTTTCTGGAACTACACAGCTTGGTGAAGAGACTGTAGAAGCAAAAGCAGATGTTAATGTAACAGGCAATTCATCTACTGGAAATATAGGAACAGTAACTACAACTGCAAAAGCTACTGTAACTGTAACTACAATATCGGGCGTAGGAAATATAGGCACTGTTATAGTCTATGAAAACGAAGTTGTAGATGTAATTGGAGTAAGTGGTACTACACAGCTTGGTGAAGAGACTGTAGAAGCAAAAGCAGATGTTAATGTAACAGGAAATGCAGGAACAGGACAATTAGGCACAATTGCTATAATAGCAAAAGCAAGTGTCAATGTAACAGGGGTTCAGGGTACTGGGCAAACACAAACATTTACTTTAGTTTGGGGTGAAATTGATACAACACAGACGCCAAACTGGACACAGATAGCGGCATAAAGGAATTAATATGTTAGTAGAAGCAAAAGAAATTAATGGTATAATTACAAATAAATACGAAACACATTTAGAATGTGCAAATTGTGGCATGGAAGTTGATGCCGAAGAATATAATTCAGGAACCTGCTCTGATTGTGGTGCCGCGTGGGACGGAAAGAAACATATAGCCGTTCACGTAACAAGTGTACCTGCAAGCGGTAAATCATCATAAATAAGAGGTAAATAAAATGGCAAGTACATATTCAGATTTAAAATTTGAGTTAATTGGTACTGGCGAACAATCAGGTACTTGGGGTGTTACAACTAACACCAACTTAGGAACAGCCATTGAAGAGGCTATCACAGGTTCAGCTGATGTTACATTCGCAAGTGCACAAGTAACTCTAACATTAACAGATACAAACGCAACTCAAACAGCACGTAATTTGAGATTAAACCTAACAGGTACATCAGGCGGAGCACAAAACTTAATTGTTCCAGCTATTCAAAAATTTTATCTTGTAAATAACGGATGTGCTGATGCAATCACGGTAAAAAATTCTACTGGTACAGGTATTGCAGTTCCAGCGGGTAAAGCAATGTTACTATTTAATAATGCTACAAACGTTGTTGATGCAGTAACACACATGTCTTCATTAACACTTGCTTCTGCACTCCCAATAACTTCAGGAGGTACAGGATCTACATCAACTACATATTGTAATTTAACGTCTAACGTAACAGGAACTCTTCCAGTAACTAATGGAGGTACAGGTGCAGCATCGTTAACAGCTAATAATGTTGTATTAGGTAATGGTACAAGTGCAGTTCAAACAGTTGCTCCTGGTTCTTCAGGTAACGTATTAACATCTAACGGTACAACATGGGAGTCTGCAGCTCCTGGAGGCGGATTTGCTTCAGGAACAAGAATGCTATTTGCTCAGACAACAGCACCGACTGGATGGACTAAGGACACATCTAATTATGATAATCACGCTCTACGAGTTGTAACAGGAACAGCAAGCACAGGCGGTAGTGTAAATTTTACAACAGCATTTGCATCTCAAACGCCAACTGGTTCTGTAACTATTACAAGCGTTACAGGTAGTGCTGGAAATACTACTCTATCGACACCTCAGATTCCAAGCCATACTCACAACGTACTATTTAGGGGTGCAGACGGCGGACCAATAAATAACGTCGTACAGGGTAGTACATCAGTGCCTCCTGCTCCGGCAGTGCCAACAACTGCTACTGGTGGAGGCGGATCTCACAATCACCCATTCAGTTTTTCTAGTGGTTCAGGTACTTTTAGTGGTAGTGCAATTAATCTTGCTGTAAAATACTTAGATGTGATTACAGCTACAGCAAATTAATAGAAAGGTGTAAATGAGATTAGAACAAGGGACATATTGTCCTTTATTAAAAAAAGAATGTATTGGTACAAAATGCGCATGGTTTACTAGAGTACAGGGGTATGATACTAATACAGGAAAAGAAGTTGATGAATATCAATGTGCAATTGCCTGGATGCCTATGTTAATGGTTGAAAATTCCGGACAACAAAGACAAACAGGCGCTGCAGTTGAGTCATTTAGAAATGAAATGGTTAAAGCTAATGAAAATAGTGTAAAATTATTAGCTGAAACGGCAAAACAAAATTTATTAGGAGATAATAAAAAATGAGATTAGTTATAATGAAAGAAACCAATACTGTTGGAAAAGACAATGTGTTTTGTGAAGACTTAGATTTATCATCGTGTGGATTACCAGACAATCTATGGGCATTGCAATGGTATGATAACAATACGGGTCATATTGAATATGATAGTCCTATGATTCAGAATGATGAAATAACAGAATTACCATCATGGGCTACTAGTTGTGTATCTGTATGGCAAGCAAAAATAGACGCTGAGCAAGCAGCATTAGCAGCTGCGCAAGCAGCATGGGAAGCTGAGCAAGCAGCATTAGCAGCTAAAGCAGCAGAATAGGCAATGATAATTGATAAAAGAGCTAGAGGACAATTACTATATTATAGTAGATAACTTTATTACTCCGGATAAAGCTAGAGGGTTATACGACGCATTTAAAAAAGATGTAGAAGATAACCCTCATGTTTTTACTAGAGATAATCAGTGCCCGAAATCTTTTGCAATATATAACCATAAACTTTTTTTATCTTTACTTTGTGAAAAAGTTAGCTTTATGAATGATCTAATTCAAGAACCAATGCTTCCTACTTATGCATACTCCAGACTATATCAAAACGAAGAAATTCTAGAACCACATCTTGACAGACCTTCCTGTGAGGTTAGTGTTACATTACATTTAGGCGGCGATGCTGATTGGGATATATGGTTTACAAAACCCAACGGGGAGGAAATTAGTTATAATTTAAAACCTGGCCAAGCAGCTATATATTTAGGTATGATTTCTAGACACTGGAGAGAAGCTTATAAAGGTAATAATTATGGGCAGGTATTTTTACATTATGTAAGAGCTAATGGAGAGCATTGGCAAAATTATTACGATAGATTAAATAATGGGTGAATTAACTAAATATATAATGGTTATAAAAAATATAGTGCCCGATAAATTGTGTGATGCTATTTTAGCTGAGTATAGTAATAGTAATGATTGGGATGCAACAGCAGTGGGTGATGGCAGACCTAATAAAAAAATACGTAACTGCGATACTATTCAAATGTCACAGGAATTTACCATAAAAGACAGCAAAGAACGAGCAAGGCTAGATGCGGAGGTGTTTAAGTGCGCTGCTAAATGTATAGAAGAGTATAACAAAAAATTTGTCCATGCTCATGTACAAGAGGATACAGGGTATGAATTACTTAGGTACAATAAGGGTGAGTTTTATACACAGCACGTTGATTCTTTTTTACAAGCTCCTAGATTAGTTAGCTGCTCTTTTCATTTAAATGACGATTATGAAGGTGGTGAATTTGCTTTTTTTGATAGAGAATTAAAATATAAACTAAATAAAGGAGATGTATTAATGTTTCCTTCTACGTTTATGTATCCACATGAAGTGATGCCTGTAACTAAAGGAACTAGATATTCAATAATTACTTGGTTTAGATAAAATTTATGAAAATAATTGTCATACCTGACGATCACTACAAATTTAATAACATATACACAGCTTTAATATATGATTTTATTAAAAACTTTACTCATATAATAGACAAAGTGGATGAATTAGATATTAAAGAATTTAAAGATAAAGGTAGATCTACATTTAGACCCTTTGGTGTTGATTACGATAAAAATTACATTTACATTGTATCTCATAATAGAATAGCAAAATTTTGTAAGCATACTTATAAATATGTAGGAATAGAGCATGCACTAACAAAAAAGCTAGGAATAAATACTCACTATATTAGAAAGA